AACTTACCTAAGAACCAAGACGGTAGAAGGAACGATGCGAACTCTGATTTGGTATGCCGGGGCGGCATATTGATGATGAGTCTCTTCAGTTCTCCTCTGGTCACCTGAAGCTACTAAAGCAATAGCTATGTCCTATGTATATGGATGCACTGATAGCTATGTCCTATGTGTGTAGGTCAGCACCACATCCGGCATGGCAGGCCAGCCAGCCAGCAGCAGGCCATTGGTGTAAACGGGACAGTGGTGTAAACGGGGCAGCCTCAGGGGGGAGATGCAGCGACCCCACCGCCCCCCCACCACCCCTCGTTGCCGCCGTGCCATGCCTACGCCTATTACGCTCTATTCCACTCAAACGATTCCTAGCCAATCACCCCCCCCATCTTCCAGTCTCCCCACCCCCACGGGGTATATATAAATTTTGCAAAGAAGATGCGAACGTTCTCATTGATGTTTACACCACTTGCGAACGTTCTCAAAAGCGTTTAAACTCTGCCTATGAGTAAACAGAAGGTACTGGAATTCATCAAGAGCCACATCAGGAGTCATGGTGTGTCGCCTAGCTATGAGGTGATAGCAAAGGGAGTTGGGATGTCTTCCAAGTCCAACATCCACCGGATTGTTCACCGGCTGCGGGATGAAGGTCTCCTAGACCTGAAGCCCTACAAGTTCCATTCTATCAGGCTTGTGGATAGGTCAGTGCAGGAGATTTCCCGCCTATGACTCTCCTGACCCATAAGGAAGTGCAAGACTACCTCAGCATCGTGGACAAAGTTCCTGCTGCGGAGAGGATGAAAATCACTGCCCTGTTGGAGATGGATAGGGTTGAACGGTGCAAGGAGTCCTTCCTTCCCTTCGTGAAGGAGATGTGGCCTATCTTTATCTCTGGTAAGCATCACCAAATCATGGCAGATGCCTTTGAGAGAGTTGCCAGAGGAGAACTGAAGAGACTCATCATCAATATGCCGCCCCGGCATACCAAATCAGAGTTCGCATCGTTCCTTCTACCGTCTTGGTTCTTAGGTAAGTTCCCTGAGAAGAAGGTTATCCAGACTGCTCACACCGCAGAACTATCGACGGGATTTGGACGAAAGGTACGCAACTTGGTGTCTTCTGACACATACCAGAAGATTTTCCAGACCAAGCTGTCTAGCGACTCTAAAGCCGCAGGTCGGTGGAACACCGACAAAGGTGGGGACTACTTTGCTATCGGTGTGGGAGGAGCAGTCACCGGTAAAGGTGCTGACCTTCTCATCATTGATGACCCCCATTCGGAACAAGAGGCAAAGCAGAACAATCCTGCGGTGTTTGACCAAGTCTATGAGTGGTACACCTCCGGGCCTCGTCAGCGTTTACAGCCTAACGGGGCAATTATTATTGTTATGACCCGGTGGGCCAAGAGAGACCTGACCGGGCAGATTCTGAAGAAGTCCGGCGGTGATGGAGTGGACGATTGGGAGGTCATTGAGTTCCCCGCGATTCTTCCCTCAGGAACACCTCTGTGGCCTGCCTTCTGGTCTAAGAAGGAACTGGAGGCTATTAAGGCAGAGATTCCAGTCGCCAAGTGGGAAGCTCAGTACCAACAGAATCCTACGGGAAATGAAGGTGCGATTATCAAGCGCGACCAGTGGAAGATTTGGGAGAATGAAAAACTCCCTATGTGTGATTACATCATCCAGTCTTGGGACACAGCCTTTGAGAAGAACAACCGGGCGGACTACTCTGCATGTACCACTTGGGGGGTTTTTGACTACCCGGACACAAATGGTAAAGACCAGACAAACATCATCCTGCTTGATGCGTTTAAACGCAGGATGGAGTTCCCTGAACTGAAGAAGCTTGCCCTTGAGCTTTACAAAGAATGGGAGCCTGACACCCTGATTATTGAGAAGAGAGCCGCCGGGGCTCCTCTTATTTACGAACTCCGCAAGATTGGTGTGCCCCTGTCGGAGTACACACCTAGCAAGGGGAACGACAAGATTAGCCGTGTAAACTCTATTGCAGACCTATTTGCCTCCGGGATTGTCTGGTGTACCGGCTCTCGTGATGCAGATGAGGTCATGGAGGAAATGGCAGCATTTCCAAACGGCGATAACGATGACTTGGTGGACTCAAGCAGCCAAGCTTTGATGAGGTTTCGCCAAGGCGGGTTTATCCAGATTGCTTCCGACGAACAGGATGATGAGCCCATCTTCCGTCGCAAGTATGAATATTACTAAGGACGTATATGGCAACCAATGTAGATAAAGGCTTGTACCAAGCCCCGATGGGAATAGAGCAGTTAGCTGAAGATGAAGAGCCCATTGAAATTGAGATTGTTGACCCCGAGGCAGTGAATATTCATATGGGGGATTTGGACATCTCTATCATCCCCGGTGAGGATGAAGACGAGTTTGGTCAAAACCTTGCAGAACTCATTGACGACGGTGACCTCCAGTCTATTGCCGGTGACCTATCAGAGGACATCGACAACGACCGGAACAGCCGTAAGGACTGGGAGAAGGCCTACACCGATGGTTTAAAGCTTCTTGGTCTTCAGTTTGAAGAACGAACAGAGCCGTGGCAAGGAGCCTCCGGGGTGTTTCATCCCATGATTACCGAAGCAGTTGTAAGATTTCAGTCAGAGACCATCACAGAGATGTTCCCGGCCCAAGGGCCTGTACGTACAAAGATTATTGGTAAGGAAACCCCGGAGAAGAAGGAAGCAGCAGTTCGTGTCGAGGAAGACATGAACTATGAACTCACCGAGGTGATGCGTGAGTTCCGCCCGGAGCATGAGCGGATGCTGTGGAGTCTTCCTGCAACAGGTTCTGCGTTCAAGAAGGTCTACTACGACCCAAATCTGGGGCGGCAGGTCTCCATGTTTGTCCCCGCAGAAGACATCATCCTCCCCTATGGAACGACCGACCTAGACACATGCTACCGGTTAACGCATGTCATGCGTAAGACCAAGAACGAGATTCTTAAATTGCAGGAGAGCGGTTTTTACCGGGATGTGGAGTTGGGTGAGCCGGACAAGAACAAGAGCGACATCCAACAGGCCAAAGACAAAGAGACCGGCTTTAGTGATTTAAACGATGACCGTTACACCCTCTATGAGGTTCACGCAGACATAGACATACCCGGATATGAGGATGTCAACTCCGACGGGGAAGAGACAGAGATTGGTCTGCCCTATGTCATCACCTTCATCAAGGGGACGAACGATGTTCTGGCTATCCGTCGTAACTGGGAGCCGGATGATGAACTGCGTTTAAAGCGTCAGCACTTCGTTCATTACCAATACATCCCCGGATTCGGAGCTTACGGGTTTGGTCTGTTTCATCTTATCGGTGGATTTGCCAAGTCAGCCACCAGCATCATGCGTCAGCTTATCGATGCAGGAACTCTGTCCAACCTTCCGGGCGGACTGAAATCCCGTGGACTGCGGATTAAGGGAGACGACACCCCCATCCAGCCGGGAGAGTTCCGCGATGTAGATATTGGTTCGGGCGCTCTGCGGGACAACATCCTGCCTCTGCCCTACAAGGAACCTAGTCAAGTCCTCGCAGCCCTATTGGGAACCATCGTTGATGAAGGCCGTCGATTCGCAGCTACAGCAGACCTCAAGGTCAGCGACATGTCCGGTCAATCGCCGGTAGGTACAACTCTAGCTCTGTTGGAACGTCAACTGAAGGTGATGACGGCAGTACAAGCCCGCCTCCATTACACGTTTAAACAGGAACTGGGTCTCCTTGCTGAAATCATTGCAGACTACACCGACCCTAGCTACGACTACGACCCCGACACCTCTAATCGCAGCGCAAAGAAAACTGACTATCAGTACGTGGAAATTATCCCCGTAAGCGACCCCAACGCAGCAACCATGAGTCAAAGGGTAGTTCAGTACCAAGCTGTAATTCAGATGGCTCAGATGGCTCCTGACATCTATGACATGCCACAACTCCACCGCCGGATGCTGGAGGTCTTGGGGATTAAGAACGCAGAGAAACTGGTCAAGCTGCCGGACGACCAAAAACCCCGCGACCCCGTTACGGAAAATATGTCCGTCCTAAAAGGAGAGCCCGTCAAGGCGTTCCTGAATCAAGACCACCAATCACACATTGCAGTGCATATGGCAATGATGCAAGACCCACTGGTCATGGCGGTCATTGGACAGAACCCCCGTGCCCCTGCAATCCAAGCAGCCCTTATGGCTCACCTTGCAGAACACGCAGGATTCCAATACAGGAAACAGATTGAAGCCCAACTGGGATTGACTCTACCTCCAGAGGATGAAGACCTGCCACCGCAGATTGAACAGGCTCTCTCTGAAATGATGGCTAAGGCCGCTCAACAGGCTTTGCAACTAAACCAACAGCAAGCCCAACAACAGCAGGCTCAACAGCAGGCTCAAGACCCATTGGTCATGATGCAGCAGCAAGAGCTTGCCCTAAAGCAAGGTGGTCTGCAATTGGAAGTTCAGAAAGCGCAGCAGGACTTTGCAATCGAGCAGGCCAAGCTGGAGCTTGAGAAACAAAAGATGGTTCTGGATTCATCTGCCAAAGCGGACGCTAACAACCTACGCAAGGAAGAGACCGCTGCTCGTATGCAGTTGGAAGGTGTCAAAACTGGCGCGGCTATCCGGGAATCCCAAGCCAAACAGAAGTTTGACCAAGAAAGCTCCGGGGTAAAGATTGGAGCCCAAATAGCCAAAGACCAAATGAACCAACCTACAGGTGAACCATGATTCAGAACTTCGCACGCGTATTGCGCGAACAAATACGCATTGACATGAACAATTATGCAGACGACTTGGCTGGTGGGGCCTGTTCGTCCTTTGATGAGTATAAAAAACTGTGCGGGGTAATTCAAGGCCTAGCCATCGCAGAGTCCTACCTATTGGCCTTGCTAAAGAAAGCTGAAGAATCAGATGAGTAACATCATTTTGCCTCCGGGGGTAGTAATGCCCGCGCCAATCCAAACGTCAGAAGAACCTGACGCAGAAATGACAGACGCAGAGAAAGCCAAGCAGCTTCCAGAACCCTCTGGATACAAGCTGTTATGTGTGCTGCCCGCAATCGATGAAAAGATTGAAGGCACAAACCTTGTCAAGTCGCAAGACATGATGAAGCGCGAAGAAGTGACTACAGCAGTTTTGTTCGTGGTCAAAGTTGGCCCAGACGCATACTCCGACAAAGAAAAGTTTCCCAGCGGGCCTTGGTGCAAGCAGGGTGATTTCATCATGGTTCGCACCTACGCAGGTACGCGATTCAAGATGTACGGTCAGGAAATGCGCTATATCAACGATGACCAAGTTGAAGGTGTTGTGCAAGACCCCCGTGGAATCACCCACGCATAAGGAGAAATCATGGAAAAATTTAAGTTCCCGGATGAACTGGAAGACGACAAGACAATTGAGATTGAATCTAATGCAGATGAGATTGAAATTGAAGTTGTAGACGATACCCCTCCGGCAGACCGAGGCCGTAAAGCCTTGGACAAAGAGGTTGAAGACCCCACCGATGAGGAGATTGCCTCATACGGTGACAAGGTGAAGGTACGGATTAAGGAATTAACCCATGCCCGACACGACGAACGCCGTGCAAAAGAAGCTCTTATGCGTGAAAAGCTGGAGCTTGAGAACATGGCAAGGCAGATTGTTGCTGAGAACCAACAATTAAGGAAGCATGTCAACGACGGAAGCCAGCAATTTCAGCAGCAATCCGCTCAATTGGCAGAAAACGAGCTAGAGACTGCCCGCAAGCAGTATAAAGTTGCCCAAGAGGCATTTGATTCTGATGCTATACTGGCTGCGCAAGAAGCGTTGCTTGAAGCGAAGATGAAAATTGCCGCTATCAAGGGCTCTCGACAGCAAATCCGTCAGGAAGAGCGTGAAGAGGCCCCGCGACAAGTCCAACAGCAACCTGAAACCAAGGCAGATGCCAAAACCTTGCGCTGGCAAGCAAAAAACCAGTGGTTTGGTTCTGAGGGATTTGAAGACATTACCAGCTACTCACTAGGGCTGCACCAAAAGCTAGTGAATTCGGGTGTAGACCCGCGCAGTGACGAGTACTTTGAACAAATAGATACTCGCGTACGAGACAAGTTCCCAGAGGTATTTGGGAATGAGAAGTCTAAAGAGTCTTCCAGACGACCTACTTCGGTTGTTGCACCCGCTGCTCGTTCATCGGGCGCAAAAAAGGTTCAGATGACTAGCACCGCTATGGCGTTGGCTAAGAAGTTTGGACTAACCCCGCAGCAATACGCTGCTCAAGTAGCTAAATTGGAGGCCTCAAATGGCAACTCGTGATTCTCGTGACCTATCCACCCGTGAAAAAGGTGCTCGTTTTGTTTATCGGCCCTCTAGCGCATTGCCAGACCCGAACCCTATCCCCGGTTTTACACACCGCTGGGTTATGACTCATCTTCTAGGTCAAATTGAACCTACGAATATGTCTCGCAAACTCAGAGACGGATATGTTCCGTGTAAGGCAGTTGATTACCCGGAGCTAATGCTCCAAGGAAACGAAAAGACAGGCAACATTGAAATTGGTGGTCTCATGCTCTGCAAGATACCAACTGAAATCTCTGACGGCATGTTTGAGTACTACACCGGGCAGTCGCAAGCACAGATGGAAGCGGTAGACAACAGTTTTATGCGTCAGAGTGACCCGCGAATGCCGTTGACTATGGACAAACGTTCTACCTCAACGCGTGGACGGATTTAAACTTTATTTTAGGAGTCCTTTATGGCTTACCCTGTTGTATCAGCACCTTACGGGCTGTTGCCGCAGAACCTACTTGGCGGTCAAGTATTTGCAGGTTCCACCCGCATGTACAACATCCAATATGGCTATGCGACCGACATCTTTTACGGTGATTTCGTTGTTCTATCCCGTGGTAATGTAACCCGCGCCTCAGTTTCTACTGGCACTGGTCTAAACCAGACCGTCGGTATCTTCTTGGGTTGCACCTTCACCAACCCCACAACTAAGCAAAAGTTGTTCTCCCAATATTGGCCCGCAAGCACCACCGCTGGTGACTGCCAAGCCTATGTATTGGATGACCCTGATGCTGTGTTTAAAGCGGTTGTATGTTCTGCCACTACTGCTGTTGCTTCCGCTGCTATGGCGATGATTGGCACTAACCTGTCAGCCATTAACAATACGGGTAGCACCACCACTGGTAATTCTGCTAATGCAGTTTTGGCTCCTTCAGCTACTCCTGTAACAACTACCTTGCCTTTGCGTTTGGTTGGCTTGGTACAAGAGTCTGCTATTTCAGTAAGTGCAACTGGTTCTTCATCTTCTACAACTATTACCTTAACTGGTACTGGCTTGCCTAGCGCAATCCCTGTTGGAACAGATGTAGCCTACATTGCAGCAAACGGACAAATCATTCAAACAGGTTCTTTTGTAACCACCGCTGCGGCAGCCGCTGCAACGTCGGTCACGATTAACTCTGCGATTGCAGTCCCCGGCAGTGTTACAGCTATTCCTAGCTCGTCCACTATTGTGTTCACCCAGTTTCCTGAAGTATTGGTTAAATTTAACCAAGCACTGCATGGTTACTACTCTGCCACTGGCGCATAAGGAGTTAAATCATGGCTATTTCACGCGCCCAACTATTGAAGGAACTCCTTCCCGGACTTAACGCTCTGTTTGGTCTGGAATATGCCCGCTACGGCGAAGAGCACAAGGAAATCTACGAGACCGAGAAGTCGGAGCGTAGCTTTGAAGAAGAAACCAAGCTGGCTGGCTTTAGTGCTGCACCGGTCAAGAATGAGGGCTCTGCCATTGCCTATGACAATGCGCAGGAGGCTTTCACCTCTCGGTACAACCACGAAACCATCGCTCTGGGCTTCTCCATCACCGAGGAAGCAGTGGAAGACAATCTGTACGACAGTCTGTCTGCCCGCTACACCAAGGCCTTGGCTCGTGGTATGGCTTACACCAAGCAGGTTAAAGCAGCATCTGTCATCAACAACGGTTTCTCCGCAGCTTATGTTGGCGGCGACGGCGTTTCGTTGTTCAGCACTGCTCACCCTCTGGTGAATGGCGGAACCAACAGCAATCGTCCTGCCACCGCTGCTGATTTAAACGAGACTTCCTTGGAAGCCGCCGTTATTCAAATCGCTGGTTGGACTGATGAGAAAGGTCTGTTGATTGCAGCCAAGCCCCGCAAGCTGGTTATCCCAGTGAATCTGATGTTTGTTGCTACCCGTCTGTTGGAAACCAGCCTCCGTGTTGGCACTACCGACAACGATATCAACGCGCTGAAGAACAATGGTTCTATCCCCGAAGGTTACTGTGTCAATCACTTCTTGACAGACGCTAACGGCTGGTATCTGACCACTGACGTACCTAACGGTATGAAGCACTTTGAGCGTATGCCCCTGACCAATAGCATGGACGGCGACTTTGATACCGGCAACGTCCGTTACAAGGCCCGTGAGCGTTATTCGTTCGGCTGGTCTGACCCTCTGGGAATGTTTGGCTCCCCCGGAGCCTAAGGTTTAAACACCTTTGAGAGAGGCCCCTTCGGGGGCCTTTTTCATTGCCTGTTTAAATCCATGCTATATTGCACTCACTCCGGGGTTACCGGCGCATCAAACTGTCCCGGCAGACGACATACCGATTGATGCGCTTCACTTGTATGTAAGGACTCATCATGGGATTCGCTACTCACCTCGGCCCTTGGCTCTTGGGCACAGTCAAAAACACCACCGGCACTACTTCAGGCACTATCCGCAATCTCGGCGCTACTGTTGTATCGCAGTCCAAAGCTATCCTGTACACGGACATTACGGCAGCTACGGTTGCTTTTACGATTCCGGCAGGTTCACAGATTCTGACCGCTACGTTTAACACTACCGTTGCCTATGCAACTACTACCCCTACATACGCACTTTTCTCTAACGCTGTTGCAATCAACACAGCCGCAAACGGAAGCGTATTTGCAAACACTGGCATCGTAAACCTGCTGCTGGGTAATAACAGCGCAGCCGCTGCTGTGCTGTGTAACAACGTAGGTACTACAGACGCAATCATCACGTTTACACAGGCCAACGTCACTGCCACATCGGGCGCTGGCGTATTGACTCTGACGTATGTTGTGAAAGACAGCGACGGCTCTGCTAACCAAGCTGCCAGCCAGCAGTAATTAGTCTCGGGGGCTTCGGCCCCTGTTTTACAGGAGATTGATTATGATGCAGACAGACGTTAAGAGTGGCGCGGCGGCAGCTAACGCAACCACTACTATTTTTGCTGGCCCAGCCCGTATCAAGGCCATATCCATCAGCTACTCAACAGGCGCAACGGTTGTGTTGAACGATGGGACAGGCGGTACGGCTATGTTCTCGTTCACTGCACCAGCCGAAGCCGGGTCTATCTACATGATGTTCCCCGGTGAAGGCATCAAGTGCAGCACCAATATCTCCGCCGTAGTTTCTGCGACTACAACCGCAGTGGTGTTTTATGGCTAAGAAGAAAGGCCCGGTTCTCTCGGTTGGTCGTGGCGAGAAGCTGCCTGTCTCCAAGGGGGCGGGCTTGACTGCCAAAGGCCGTGCCAAGTACAACGCTGCAACCGGCAGCAACCTCAAAGCTCCCCAGCCCCAAGGTGGGCCACGCAAGGACTCGTTCTGCGCCCGTATGAGTGGCATGCCGGGGCCGATGAAAGACGAAAAAGGTAAGCCGACCCGCAAGGCGGCTGCTTTAGCAAGATGGAAGTGCTGAGGTAACTGTGGCTAAAAAACTATCTCCCTTTGAAGAAGCATTTAAAGAAGCTCGTGCTGACGGCAGGAAGACGTTTACGTTCAACGGTAAGTCTTATGGCACTGGCACGTTGGATGAGCGTGTTAAACAGAAAGTTGACACCTTGCCTAGCATGAGCAGAACTCAAGGCGAAACAAAAACAACCCAAGGCGCTACGTACCCTAAACCAGCGGCGGCTCCGGCTTCAGCCCCCAAACCGCAGGCCAGCGAGAAAAGCTTGTTGGATAAGTACCGTGAGAGCGATACGGCTAAGGGGTTTCGGGATGCACGCGCAACATTTGGCGATACACCTTCTACTGACATGTTGATGAAAGCAGGGCAGGTTGGTATTGGTATGGAGATTGGAAAACTGCTTGGCCCAGCAAGCAGTGCTGTGGGTGCAGCAGCTAAGTACCTATCCAAAAAAGACAGTCCAGCAGCATCTGTAGCTGATGACATCAAAGAGCCATCGTTCAACCCAGACAAAATGGTAGATCGTAGGTCTACGACGTTCCCCGGTCGGACTGAACAAAAGTTCAACCCAGACAAAATGACAGGCTACGATCGGCCTGAACCAATGAAAAAAGGCGGTAAAGTCTCCAGCGCTTCCAGCCGTGGTGACGGCATAGCCCAGCGCGGTAAGACTAAAGGACGGATGCGCTAAATGGAGTCGCTCAACACAGTATGGTCTGCGGGCCTAACAATGGCTACGACAATAATCGGGTTTTTGCTCAAGGAAAAGTTTGCAGAGCTAAACCGGATAAGCATTTTGCTCAACAAGACACGAGAGGAAATTGCCCGTGATTACGTTACTCAAACAGAAATTCAACGCATTACTGACCACATTGACCGGCAGTTTAACAAGCTTGAAGCAAAAATTGACCAGCTTATTCAAGCGGGGAAATGACGCAACCTAGTTTCAACCACGCCGACAAGGCAAATTTTTAAGAGGTAATGATATGGCTACAAAGATGGACCCCAAGATGATGGCTATGATGATGAAGAAAAAATCACCAGCAGCCCCCCGCTCTGCAGCAGCCCCCGCCGCCCCTATGGGCATGATGAAAAAGGGTGGCATGGCTAAGATGGCTACTGGCGGCTTGGCTGGCGGTCACAAGAGCGCTGACGGCATTACCAAAAAAGGTAAGACCAAGGCTATGCAAGTCAAGATGAACAAGGGCGGCATGGCCTGCTAAG